CTTTTTCTACATTACCTACAAGTTTAACTTCTTTTCTTGCGTCAACTAATTCAGACTCATAATGTTTGATTGCCTCTGGTATCTTTCCAACATCGCGTGATACTTCGCTATACCAACCCATTAATTATTCATCCCATTCATATTCATCATCAAACTGATCTTCGTCAATATCCAAGTAATAATAGATAGCATTGTCTAAGTAATTACAACTTCCTAATGCTCCTTTGAATGCTTCGTCATCTGCTCCAAAGTCTGCACATACTTCAACAAATCTTTCAGCACAAATTTCAATCTGTTTTTTATCTATATTGTCTTTGAATACTGACCAAATATCAGCAATCTGTTGCTCTTCCATATACTATTCCTCCTCGATGCTGTCGGCTTCGAGGGTATTTACCAATTTGTTCTTAATTGCATCTTCAATTAAGTCTCCAGTATAATCTTTCATAACAGTATCAAGTAAAGAACCATCCCAATTTTTTCTATACTCTTTGTGTTCAGTACCATTTGATGTTACATACTTTAGTCTGTTTCCATCTTTTACAAGTAACCCTTTCTTTTCAAAAAGATCAACTAATCCACTGTAAGGATTCATACCTGTTTCATATGGAATCTTTACTTGCACACCTTCAAATGGTTTAGCGTAACGTGTTTTCATCACTTTACAACCAGCACGTATACCACGAACATCAGTAACTTTGTTACCATCTTCATCTTCTTTAAGTTTCAATTTTTTCATTGCTACTACAATAGATGATGCATAGATAAAGCCTTGACCACCTGAAATTTTATCATCTGGATCAAACATATCTTGTGATGCATATGTGTGATTAGTACATACTAGTCCTACATTATGAGAACCTATCATGTTAACTGTATTACGAACAAGCGATGTTAGTGCTTTAGGCTTACGACCCATATCACCTTTCATATCACCTTTGTTAAACTGATCAACATCTGTTGGTGTAAGTAACATACCTAAACTATCAATAACAAACAATACTTTCGGACGATCAGCTTCATCCATTGCTTTATAGTCTGTCATAAATGTTGAAATAGTCTTTGCAACATCATCAATCATTGACATGTTTAGTTTAAGTAGTTTTTCTTCAGAAGTGTCTACGTCAAGTGCGTGTAACCAACTCTCGTCAAGTGCGTTTTCAGAGTCAATTAAAACTACAAATATACCTTGGTCCTGTGCATGTTTTACAATATTACCTGCACAAATATATGATTTACCAGCGCCTGACTCTCCAGCAAACACTGTTACCTTACCCATAGGCACACCTTTATGAAAGTCGCCTGATATAAGATAATTGAGTGCATAGTTACCTGTTGAAATCCAATCAGTAGGATCATTAAATCCTGCACTCATTCCTGTAATAGATTTCGTTAATTGTGTCCGAAACTTGCTCGGATCAAATGCTTTTGCCATACTTGTCTCCTTGTTAAAGTTGCCCAGTGCATTTAGAATTTTGACATGTAAACAATGAATCTCTGTTCTGATTTAGCACTGGGCTTGATTAGTTTATTGACTTTGTCTTGCTCTAATCATTGCAAGAATGTCTTCTGCTTTACCTTCAGTTTCTGTTGACTGTGCAGCAGGTGCTTCTGCTTGGGGAGCAGGAGCAGTCTCAGCTGGTGCAGTTTCTGCTACCGGAGCTGGTGCTGGAGTTTCTTCAGTTCTTGAAGTGGCAGTGCCGTTTGATGATGATTTGTTAGGATCACCAGTTCTAGCACTCATGCCTGCTGGACGGAAATACTGTGAAAATTTCTCTTCATCATATGCTTCTCCGTCGACACTTGCTTCAAACATTTCCTGCATTACCTTGACTTCAACGTCGGAAGGCTTTTTAGGAAGAAAGTCGCTCAGATTGAACAACCCGTTTGTATTAACAGCATTCATTTCTGAATCACCAAGCGGACGTTCTCTACGTGCCCAATTGGAAGTACTGTAATCTGCGTAACCACCTTTACTTGTTTTGTTAAGACGGAAATCAACACCAGCAGTATAATCTGTTGGCAGTTCTTCCATATCAGGATCCATTAGTGCCTGTTTAATAATTTGGAAAATTTGTGGTCCAATTATAAAACGTCTAATCGGATTTTCTGGAGTAGTATCCTCTGATAAAGGATTGTCTACTACAAAACCTTGGAAAAGATAAGAACGCTTTTTCCAATATTTGCGACCCATGTCTTCTAGACTAGGATCTTTAAACCAACCCCTAACTTCATTAAGGATGTTACAAGTATCTCCATACATTTCCATACATGGGATTTGTACTTGTACAGGACGACTATCAGTCTGTCCTTTGATTCCGGAAAACGGAAGTTTGATCATCAAACGTTCTTTCCAAAAGAATGTATTTGAATCATCTCCATCAGGAAGGAATCGGAATGTTGCACTCTCACCTTCTTTAATATTCCAGAATGGGTAAATTGCGTTGTCGCCGCCGCCTGTGTTTGAACCACCTTGTCGTGATTCTTGCTCTTTGAGCTTTGCTCTTATTTCAGCTAATGATGCCATAATATGCCTCCTTTAAATTGCCTATAGCTTTGTGCCTGTTTATGTAGCACATGTTATACATACTACACAATTATATAGCAGAAGTCAACCTTTTTCTGCTAAATTCTTGAATTTTTTTTATATTCCTGCTAGATGTCTGATATCTTCAAGCTCTTCTGGTGCCTGATTGTCCATTATTTCCGGATCCTTGTAACCGTGAAACTCTTCAAACTTTGCATGTATAGCTTCTATGAATTGCTTGGCAGGTGCAATATACTGCTCACCGTAGTCTTTTTCAACTGCTGTTAGCACCGCTGTTTCACCTTTTGGAAACTGTCCATTTTCTCTATCATACATAGAAAGAATAAATTCTGTAACTGGAATCTTTTTGCCATCTACATCCATCTCATCATCGTCGTTGTCTTTTGCTTTTTTCAACGCCATTGTGAATTTGTTACCTTCGTCTGTATCATCTTCTCCAAATTTGTATTGGAGATAATGATCAACCATTTCAGGATCATATCCTAATTTTTCTGCCGCGGCATCTTGTGCATCTTCAGGCTCCATACCTTGATCATGCAACTTCATTTTTAGTTGAGATATTTTAGGCCATGCTTTATCTATATCAGCTAAATCAGCCATTCTCATTCTTGATTCTTCGTCTAAATTTTCGCCCATTTCTATCTGTTTAATAGCGGCCATTAATTCTCCATATGAAGGATTTGATATGCCTTTTTTCTTTAACAATTCCATTGCACGTTCTTTATTGTAATGACTGTCTCCTGGTGTTTTTACACCTTCCATTTGTTGATGATATTGACTAATTGGTATCCAATGACTTCCGCTATGATCACTACTATCATGCTCACAGTGACATTTTGGATCTGCTCTATATTCAATGCAACCGCAGTCGCCACAACATCTTTGTTCATTTTCTTCTAATGCTGAATCAACTGTTTCTTCTGCCCATTCTTCGAAAGTATTAAAATCGTCATGTATTTCTTTATCATTGTCTTCTTGGCTTTCAACTGCATTATCAATATCTTCTGGTCCTATTTCTTCAACCTGTGTTTCTTCGTTAACAAGATTGTATATGTATGGAAATACATCTTTTAACTCTTCATTAAATTGTTTGATAGTAAGCTGATCAATCCAATTTTCTGCTACATCTTGAGGGACTTCTTTCTTTTCTGTTACTTCAAAATTTTCTAGCATTTCTTTGTAAGGTTTAGTTTTTTGCAAAGACTCAACAGTTTTTTTGACCGAATTTACTCTACTGTTGATTATGTCCATATATTGTGCTAAACCTTCAGCCATTACACCTGAACGGTTCATGTAGCTCTTAAATTTTTTTAATTTGTATAGTTCTTCTGACAATCCTGTAATATGTTTACCAAAGTCGTCATACACTTTTCCGCCTTCAGCAACGTGTCTTGCCATTGCTCTTGCACCGTTTAAATGTTTAAACGGATATTTAAATCTTTCTCCTTCTGAACTTTCTATGTAGATAGACTCAACATGTTGAGTGCGGCCACTTGCAAGTTCAGTATTTACAGCTTTGCTATGTTTTAAAGCCACCCTTGCAGTGCCTATATCCTGATAGCTAGTTCTGCTTGTTCCATACAAAGTTGATTCGGTCATTGTTTCCTCTCCGGATTTATTTTGTGCTAAAAATTTGTAGTCTCTTTTATCTAAATTACTTTTAGTTATATCCCTTGTGTCAAAGTTTAATAATCTTTTTTTAGCAAAATATCTAAGTTCTTTTAAAAAATCATACCATTTTCTTTTAGTAATAGCATCTTGACCCTCAACAAAATTGTTGCTGTACAGGACACTGATACTTTTTTCATCTAAACTTAAACTCACTTTGCCTAAAGATTTTGCACCTTCTTTAAAGTCAAAATCAAAAAATCTTGCCTCTTTAGGCTCATTTGTAACAACGCCTTCACTATTACCAATAGTAACGGTGGGAAAACGTCCTCTTACTTTATTAAATAATTCTTCGCTTATGACTTCAAGGTTTTTCATATAAGTATTTATCAATAGTTGGTGCTAACGAAGATAGGCATTGGTGGTGTATAATCTTCTTGTGTATCCATGCTTTTGAATGTATTATATATCCTAGGATCCCAGTCTTTTAACACATTCATCATACGTAATGCTAGTAATGTTGCACTAATAAGATCGT